AACCGAGGCCGTAGAGCAAACGGAACCGCAAGAGGAAGTCCAGACGGAAGAGGTATCGCAGGGCAATGAGGCCCCGCCTGAGCCTGTAGAAGAACCCGTTGTCGAGCCGAAGCAGCCGGAACCGGGCTATGTGCCGCTTAACGCGGTGCTTGACGAACGGGAAAAGCGCAAGGCACTGGAGGCACAGCTTGCCAAGTATCAGGCCGCCGAACGGCAGCCCGAAACGCAGGAAGTGCCGGATATGTTCGAAGACCCAGAAGGGTGGCAGAGCTATCAGCGCCAGAACATGCAGCAGGAACTCTATCGGCAGCGTGCAGATTTTAGTCACAGGCTAGCGGTCAAGGATCACGGTCAGGAAACCGTCGAACAGGCGTTAGCATGGGGCCAGCAGCGTTGCGCGGAAGATCCGTCCTTCAACACGGCGGTAATGAACAACCCCGATCCTGTCGGGTTTGCCGTCGAGCAATTTCAACGCGACCAGATGGCGTCTGCATTGACGCCGGATGAGTTCGCACAGTTCAAGGCCTGGAAAGACGCGCAAGCGAGCGTTCAGGCGCAAACCACACAACCCGCGAAGACTGTTCCTCCCAAGTCGCTGGCTACTGCACCGAGTGCAGGCGGTGTAACAACCGAGCCAGAACCGAGTGAAGAGGATATTTTCCGGGCCGTTTAGGTTAGGACGGAAAAATGGAAACCATTCTGAATAGTGGTCTTTCGATCACTCGTTGGCGGAAAAAGTATTTCCGCGATTATGTCCGCGATTCCCGTTTCGCTCCGTATATGGGCGAAGGGCTGGATTCGATCATCGTCAAGATGTACGAGCTTCAGACCGAAGCGGGTAAGACTATCATCGTTCCCTTCGTCGGCAAGCTGACGGGAAGCGGTGTATCGGGTTCGCAGGTTCTCGAAGGCAACGAAGAGGATCTGGGCACTGGCTCCATGCCGGTGACTGTCGACTGGCGGCGTAATGCTGTCATCGTGCCGAAGTCCGAACAGCACAAGACCGACATCGATCTGCTGAATGCAGCCAAGCCGGAACTGAAGCGTTGGGAGGCAGTTTCCCTCCGCGCCGATATCATCCGCGAACTGGGTGCAATCACCGTCAACGACGCATCGCTTTCGACGATTGCTTATGCGTCTGCAACGGAAGGTCAGAAGGATACGTGGCTCGGCCTCAACACCGACCGCATTATCTTCGGTAAGGATCTGGCTAACACCAGCGGCACCGATCACTCGGCATCGCTGGCCAACATCGACACGACCAACGACCGGGCGAACTATGCTCTGGTTACCAAGCTTAAGCGGATGGCGAAGGAAGCGGATATTACTCCGTACCAGAGCGATCAGGCTGCGGGCGAGGAATGGTTCGTGCTGTTCGTCGGCACACGTGCATTCCGTGACCTTGAAAACGATCCGACCATCCAGCAGATCGACCGTGAAGCCCGCGCACGCGGTGTCGGTAGCGGCAACCCGCTCTTCCAGGGCGGCGACCTTCTGGTCCGTGGTGTCATCGTTCGTGAAGAGCCGGAAATTCCGGTCTATGCGGGTGTTGGCAACTCTGGTTCGGACGTTGAACCGATGTATCTGGCTGGTGGCGGCGCAGTTGCCGTTGCATGGGGTCAGATGCCGAAGTTCCCGACCCGTCTCACTGACTACGACTTCCGCAAGGGTGTCGCAGTTGAAGAACTGCTGGGCGTGAAGAAGATTCACGAAAACGGCGTGCAGCGTTCGATTGTGACCGCTTACGTATCCGCCCCGGCTGACAGCTGATAGAAAGAAAGGATTAGTCTAATGGCTAACGTTCAAGGCGACGCCGTTCTTTACGATTATCCCATTGCCTCGCATGGCCATGGCGGTAACGAAAAGGTGGCACGGTTCCAGGTTGCAATGCCTATTACCGCAAACGCAGACACCATCGAGTTCGGCTTTCTGCCGGACTATGCTGTCATCACTGGCGCTGAAATCGTCACGACCGCGACTGCGGTTCTCGACGTAGGTGTGACGGGTGACGGGGATGGTATCTTTGACGGCATCACGCTGGCGGCTAATGTGCCTCAGCGCACGGTCCTCTCGACTGTCATGGGCAAGAACCTTGGTATGGGTCCGGTTGCAGTAACCGGCCTGTGCAATGGTGCAGGAACGGCGGGTACGCTGAACCTGATTATCCGTTACATCGTTGAGGAACCGGGTGTCGCACATTCCTACGTTGCGGCAGTCTGATTGAATGGGGCGGGGCTTCGGTCCCGCTCCTAACCACAGGAGAAAGACGATGAAGGCCAAGTTTGTAGGCGATCTGAACGATCCCGATAACAAGGTTCCGGAAAGCATCACGGTCTACGGGGTAGAGTTCCCCAAGGACAAGTTCGTCGATGTTCCGGCTGACAAAGAAGAAAAGTTCGAAGGCAACACGCACTTCGAAACCAAAGGCGAGGCCGACAAGGCCTAAAGGAGAGCGCGGGTTATGGTCACTGTTCGCGATATAATGACCCGCGCTTACCGCGCGCTAGGTGTGTTCGGCGTCACTGAAGACCCAGATGCAGCGGCGGCGGATTATGCGCTAGGCGCTTTTCAATCCATGATCGACACTTGGGCCACAGGCGGCATGTTCGGCAGGCTCAAGGACGTTACCGACCCCAGAGAGATTGCAGAGACGACGCGCATTCAGACAACCGGGACGGTGACGATCCCGACAGAATTTCCCGATTATGATGGCGATGCCAATACGCGCCAGCCTTATGACCTGAGCGTCATCGAGGTGAACGACGATAATGGCCGCGCGGTCTGGCTGTATGATCGCGGCTCATGGGTTGATGTTTTGGCGCTGACGCTGAACGATACCGCCCCACTATCCTATCGCGGTGAGCATGGGCTTGCCATGTGCCTGGCTGAAATGGTGGCAGGCCCTTATGGCGAGGGCCTTAACGCGACCGACAGCCGGACGGCAGCGATGTTCAAGCAATATCTGGCGCTCAAGATGGGTTCGACCCGTCCCGACCGCTGCCAAGAGTATTTCTAATGCAGATCCCTTTCGCCACAGGTAACTATCGCCGCATCGAAGGCGACTTGCCGGAACTGCGCGTCAAGAACTTCTATGGCGAGGAAGCCCCCACAGAGGACACAGGGGTCGCATTGCAGTCGCGCCCGCCGTTGGTCGCAAGTGGAGCCATGGCTGCACCAATCCAGCAGTTATTCCGCCGTGATCTTGTTCTAGGCTCTACGCTCTACGGCGTGGCTGGGGGTTATCTCTATAACGGCTCTACGCAGGTTGGCGCGATAGACGGCAGTGAATTTACGTCCATGGCGGGCAATGAAATCGGCCTCATGGTGACAAGCGGTGAGACGCTGTATTTCTATGACGGCACGGTCCTGCTTCCGGTTGTTTTTCCGGATGATGCCGATGTGGCGCATATCACGACAGGCGGAAGCCGGTTCTGGGCGGTACGCAAGAATACGGGCAAGCTCTACTGGACCGACCCGCTGGAAAGCGATGTCGAGGCGCTGGACTTCCTGACAGCAGAAAGCCTGCCGGATAGATTGCTGCAAACCTTGTGGATCGACGGCGGGCTTATTGCTTTCGGCAAGGAAAGCATCGAGTTCTATCAGCAGACCGGAAATGCCGAACTGCCGATCAAGCCGCTTATCAACATGGTGATCGAAAAGGGCATCAAGCAGACCGGTTGCGCTTGTGCCTACGGGCATACCTTCGCGTTCGTGACGAATGAAAATCAGGTCTGCATTCAAAGCGAACGGCAGGTTATATCCGATCCCGGCTTGGAAAAGCGTATCGAGCAGTCGACTAATGTGACGCTGTTTACGTTCCTGATTGGCGGCACCGAGTTTCTTGCCCTGCGCTACGACACGGGAACAGAAGTATGGGTGCGCGGCAAGTGGTTCGAGTTTACAAGCTACGGCTATGCAAACTGGCTCCCGACATGCTGGGCCGATGGGATATTCGGTGCCTCGTCCGGTGAATTGCTGGAGTGGGGTGAGGGCCACGAAGACTACGATCAGACGGTTCTTGACCGCACTTTTCGCGCGGGGTTTTCCCTGCATGACAGCGGTGTGCGGGTGAACAATCTGGAAGTGCGCTGCAACCCCGGCCAAACGCCATATCTAAACGGGCAATATGCCGAGCCGTTTCTGGAAATGCGTTATAGCCGGGATGGCGGGCAGACGTGGAGCGATTGGTTCGCTGGCTCCGTTGGTAAGCAAGGCGAATATGCCAAGCGGGTTCGCTGGAGGGGTTTGGGCAAGTTCTCACAACCGGGCTTTCTTGCCGAGTTTCGTATGACCGCGCCTGTTCCTTTGCGCGTCAGTGATGTAAGATTGAACGAGAAATGGGGAGGCCGTTGATATGCCGACACCGACAGTATTTAACAGCTTCACCGAAGCGGTAGCCGAGAAGGTTCACAATCTTGGCAGCGATACGCTCAAGGTTGCTCTGACCAACACCGCGCCAAGCGCCAGCAATACGGTTCTTGCGAACATTACCCAGATTGCAGGGACGGGCGGCTATGCTCCTGTAACTGCGGTGCAGTCGGGATCTTCGCAAAGCGGCGGGGTGTATTCCCTTGCCTTGGGGGCGGTGACATTCACGGCCAGCGGCGCAGACTTTGACAGCTTCCGTTATGTGGTGCTGTATAATGATACCGCGACGAATGACGAATTGATATGCTGGTATGATCGCGGGATTTCGTATGCCTTGCCGAACGGGCAGAGTTTTACGATAGCCGCAGGCACATGGTTACAGAATAGTGCCTGATATTGTCACGCCCGTTCAGTTGCAATGGTCCGGGGTTGGGCTGATCGAATCCCCGGCTGTGGATTTCGTGAACCCTGCGAAAACCTACTGGAATGGCGGGACGCTGGCTGATGGTGATCAGTCTAATGTCACTACATTTGTAACGACGCCGGAACTCGACAGGCTAACGCGCTTCGATGACCTGATTGACAACGGCAACCCGACGATCCGTTTCATGGGCATCTGGCAAGAGGCGATGGAGAAGATCGAAGAGGCATTCCAAGGCCTGACCGGGCAAGTCACCGACCTGACTTCTATCGTCAACAGGCTGGCTGCAGCGGAAGCATTGGCGCAGGCGGCCAAGGATGAATCCGCGTCCACGACAAGCAAGCAGGATCTTGCCGACAGCTATACGAACCCTCCGGGTGTAGGAAGCTTCGCCAACACCGGCGCAATAACAATTGCTGCGCATAGCAGAGTTTACCCGATAAGCGGAACATCCGTAGCGGTGAATAGCGGTAGCGTATCCGGGTTCGCTGAAGGCGCTTACGTGACGGTCTATTACAACGATGTAGGACGCGAGGGCGGGGCCGTGACTTACATCGGAACCACAAGCGCAGTGTCTCAGAAGGACGGCAGGCATATCGTGGCGCAAGGGTATATTCCGGCTGCGGGCGATCCACCAGTTTCGGGAACCAGCCCTTCAGCGCCAGGGTACACACCTCCGGGCGGAATAGAAGGGCCGGTTTACATTGAGTAATATGGGCAACATCAGAGAAGCGACGCTTGAGGACATTCCGCGCTTGCTGGAAATGGGGGCAAAGTTCGCCGAGCGCGCGAAACTCAATGACCATGTAGGGTACGATCCCGATAGCATGGCCAAGACCTTCGCGGCGATGATCGAGGGCGAAAACTTCTGTCTCTTCATAGGTGAGAATGGAGCAATTGGCGGTATTGTAGCACCGCACCCTTTCAACTATAGTCGCCGGATAGCAGACGAGATTTTCTGGTGGAGCGAAGGCAGGGAAGGCCTGAAACTGCTGGAAGCTTACGAAGAATGGGCAGGTGACGCCGTGACACGCATGACAGCACTTGAAGCGGTTGAGCCTGACAGAATGAAGCGTTTTTACGAGTGTCGCGGGTATGTTGCCCTAGAGCGAGCTTATGTGAAAGTAGGAGGCTGACATAGCTATCGGGACAGCAGCAGCAATCGGTCTAGGGGTAGCCGGTCTCGGCTCGGCACTTTCCTCCAGTTCGCAGAGTAAGGCCGCAGGGCGCGCCGCCGATGCTTCGGTTCAGGCTAGTCGTGAAAACGCGGCACTTGCCAGAGACATCTATGGTAAGAATGAGCAGGCACTATCGCCGTTCATGACGCGCGGTAACGCGGCGGGCAACCAGATCAATGCGCTCTTAGGGCTTGGCGGGACACAGGCAGTAGCACAACCCTCTATGGGCGGTGCGGCGGGTGCTAACGTCTGGGATCAGTACTTACAGCAGAACCCCGATGTCTTGCGCGGCTGGCGCGAAACGGGGCAAGCATTCAAGACACCGCAGGAATACGCGCAGTTCCACTATAGCACCTATGGGCGCAATGAGGGGCGTCAACTACCTTCTCAACAGGCCGCGACACCCGCTGCTGCAAATGAGAACGCTACAAAGGCCGCTCAGAACGCGTTCGATATTTTCAAGAACTCGACCGGCTATCAGTCGCGTTTGGCGGAAGGTTATGATGCGCTGAATAGCGGTCTGGCATCGGCTCAGGTATTGCAAAGCGGCGCGGCACAGAAAGAAGCTGTTCGCTATGGGCAGAACTTCGCATCTAATGAGTTCGGGAACTATCTCGGCGCGCTTGGCAACCAACAGGGGGTTGGCCTTTCGGGAGCGTCGGCACTGGCCGGGGTGGGCCAGAACTACGCCAACACCATGGCGGCGAATAACAATCAGGCCGCATCGGCGGTTGGTAATGCCGCGCTTATCAAGGGTCAGAACAATCCATTCGCCAATGCCTTGGGTGTTCTCGGCGGCGGCTTCCTGGGAGGTCTGTAATGGCTATCGAGTGGGGGTTATCCAATCAAGGCGGATTTCAGAACGCGCTCGCCTTGGGTGTGCAGTTCGGCCAGCAGATCAAACGCAATCAGCGCGAGCAAGCCGCGCAGGAGCAGGCAACGCAGCGCAACAACGCCTTGGCTCAATATGCCATTGACCCGAACGACCAGAACTTTGCAGTCGTGGCGCAATACGATGCGCCTACGGCTATTTCTATGCGCAGTCAGGCTATTCAAGGGCAGGCACAGCAGCGCCAGCAGCAGCAGGCCGATATGGGGACGTTCCGGCGTCTGCTGAAGCGTGCGGCGGCATCACCTGAAGGTTGGCAACAAGCCTTGGGCGCGGCGCAGAACCTTGGGCTAGATGTCAGTTCGATCCCGCAACAGTACGATCCTGAATGGGCAAGCCAGCAGCTTTTCATCATGGACGCGATGGAGCAGGACCAAGAAGGCCTGAAGGGTATCGCTTACGAGTTGCAGCAGGCGGGCTATGAACCGGGTACGCCGGAATACGAACAGGCCGCGCGGCAAATTATCAGCAACAAATACGCCAGCGAATATGTCGATCAACAGGGCAACACACGGCGAAGGTCGATGCTTGACTTGCAGGGCCCGCAGGCTGGCGAACTCCCGCAAGTGACCGACGACGCGAGTTACGAGGCGTTACCGGCTGGCGCGCAGTTCCGAGATCCACAGGGCAACATTCGTACAAAGGGAGGCACCGCTAGCAATAGCGGTGGCGGGTTTTGACCGCATCGCGGCAATCACTGCTCAATCGGAAAGCGGCGGCAATCCCAACGCGGTCAGCCCCAAGGGCGCTCGCGGGTTAATGCAGGTTATGCCCGGAACCTCACGCGATCCGGGCTTCGGTATCCGCCC